TACTTGATCTAGAGGTGATGTATTTTTTGGTAAGTCTAATTGTATTTCTTCTGCCATAGCAGCATCTAATACACCCCAATATTCTAGTACTTCAAATCTATCTTCATTATATATAGGATCATTGTCTGCATATAAATCGTTTTCAAAATATCTTTCTTCATAAGAACTTCCCATAGTAAGACATGCTTCAATAGCATCTACATCAAAGAAAGGTCTATGTCTTAGAGCACGTAATTGTGATCTATTCATTCTATGTCTTTCTATGATATATTCTGCATCTTCTAGACTTAATGCTGAAGGATCAGGATATAAATCCCAACAAGAAACATGACCTAATCTAGGCACAACTTTTTCTTCTGGATCGTAAAATCTACCCTCATCATCTGAAGACCATTTATGTATAGTCTTAGTATGATTAAATGGTCCTTTTATAATACCAGTACCTAATAAACATTGTTCAAAGATACCTTTTCTGAGTTCGGAAACTGCTGAAGCATCTAGTAACTGATCATGGATAAGTTTTTCCATTTTTCTAGCTGCTTCCTTGGCTGGAGATAGTTGTGGTTCTCCCATATTAGATGGACCTGCGGCTAAATTAGCCTGAGCCATATCATCTTCATAAGGACCTAATTCTAGTNCNGTAGCTTCTGTNGCTCCTGCTGGTAATTCTCTACCATCTCCTTCAAACCCATAAGGGTCTGANTGTTCTAATTGCTGATCTAATGNTGTTTCTAGGTGAACAAACTCTTCTACGCCTTCTGGCATAGGGGTAGACTCTACAGATATAGGAACTTTACCTTGCGAAAATAAAATATCTACTAACTGCCCAAAAGCAGCTAATACTTTTACTTTAGTTATTTTTACAGTAACTTTAGATCGTTCTGACTTTCTATAGTCTTCACTATCTTCAGAAGTTCCTCTGTAGTTCTTGTAAGCTTTAAGCCATCGTTGTTCGTCTGATAGACGACCATCTTCAGATTCTTTATACTTACCTTTTATGTAGCCTGCTAAACCAGACATCTCCTCTTGGGTAATGTCTTCTTGTTCGCCAGTGCCTACTAGTTCACCTAAATCAGCCATAATTAGTAGTCCTTTTGATCAGCCAAAGTATTGAAATTAGAATCTACTTGATTCTTTTTCATACCTTTAAGATTACCACCATCTACTGTGGTTTCAGCTCCATGAGACACAGAAACTTTATCCCAACCTTCTTTTTTCATTCTAGAAAGTTTAGACTCGTCTTCTTGTCCTAGGTCGCCTTGTTTATAACCTTGCATTAACGGCATTGTTTTCTCCTTTAAAGTTAATATCCAAAAATTGGATCGTTAGGTACATANCTATCNTATTCTCTAGGTTTTCTAAATCTAGGATGATAGTACGGACTATTCACTAAACGTGTCATACACATATAGCGTAGTGCATCATAAGCATNATCATCTGCTTTTGTATCTACATCCTCTGGATTTGTTTTACTTAGAGGTAATGTAGGTAGCGTTCTAATCAAATGCTTACAATTATTGAAGATACGTAAACGTGGTTCATCTAAATCATTATTGCCTAATCGTTTATGCATCTCTATTTTCCCTGCTAACCTATCTCGGTTAGAAGCCATAAATCTTAAATTTAATCTATTCATAGACTCAGCAATACTAAGCCCATGACCAGTTCGGCTAAAACAGGACTCATCCAAAACAGCCGTCTGGATTGTGGGATCATCATATTCAAGCTCAAGTATTCTTTCAGCTAATTGCTCCCCTGTGAATCCCTTGCCATATAATTCTCTATATATCCAAAGATTCCCATCAAAATCGATTGCACCCCAAAGTACACAAGAAGGACTAGAGTAACCATAATCTGCAGCCCTAATACGAGCCCAAGACCTAGGAACCTCAAAAGGCTCAACCACATGTCGACTCCTATCAAACTCAGCAAACGCTGCACCATCTGTGACATCCCAGTCTCCTTCTAATAATCTTCTACGTTCTACCTCTGGTAGAGAGTTCAACATAGCTTCGTATTCCCCTGAAGCTATAAGATATGGATTGTCCGTTAATCTTGCTGGGATGAATCTTCGCTGGAAGAGGGGTCTTCCTGCTTTGTCTGGGTTAGTAGACCCATAACGTAAGATTTTATTTGTTTCAACATCCCTAGCCCAGAAAGGAGTATTTGACTTGGTAGGGTCAATATACATTTTTTTAACCCACCAACCACCGACTCCACCTGGGTTAGCTGTGCAACGCATGTAAGGTATAATGCTTTGATCCGTTGTACGCAATCTTGAACGAAGGTATTCCCAAACGTAAGGAGTTGGGTAATGCGTGATTTCATCGATTGCAATCCAGTTAAAACTTTGTCCTTGATATCTTGTAACATCTGTATCTCTATCCAAATATGAAAATAAAATCGTAGCCCCAGATGGAAATATCCATGTCGATTTACTTTCTTTAAAAACAGCTTCTGGGAAAGCCTTCATATATAATTGCCTACTTTTATCTATAAGCTCTGTTAGTTCGCCCAATGTTCTTCTGAGAAGCAACCCTCTATGATTTGGGTTGTGGGCATCTCTTATTGCATCTGCAAGTAAGGCGTAGGATTTACCTCCACCTGCTGCACCTCCATAAAGAACATCTCTTTCAGGAGCTGCTAGGAACTCAGTCTGAGGACCCTGATTCGGATTGAACGCAACTTCTCTGTCCGCAGCAAGTTCCTTCACCGCAGTTGGTGCATCCGCAAGGACATCCTGGGGTATTGCAGCTTTTCCCTGCAGACCCTTGTCCAGCGTCTTGAACTTCTCTATCTTCTCTTTCTTTAATTGCTTCTGCCTCTTTAATTGGTTTGTATGCTTCTTTATCTTCTTATCTCTATAGCGAATCTGTGCCATAGTAGCTCTGCGAGCTTTTTCTTTTCCTGAGAGATTATATCTACCTTTCTCTCCTGCCTTTAGTTTAGGTCTTCCTTTTTTACTATCTTCTGACAACTTCAGCCTCAACATCTGATAAATCTATAGCTTCTGCTTTCTTAGCAGGTAGCAATACAACAGCATGTACATGTTTGTTCTCTGATACAATTTCCTGTCGTTTAGATATACCACATCTATCCAAGATGTCTGTTGCTGCTTCAAATCGTAGTTTCTGTCTGGCGATAGGTTCATCATTACCACCAGATAGTGCATCTTTTATTTGTCCTACTGCATTGGCTGTTGTCGTTGCTAACAACTCTTTTGCTCTTTCTATTATGTGAGGTCGCATAGCCTTTGACACTGAAGACCTAGAGGTCTCTGAATAGCCTGCATGTAATAGACTTTGGGTTATGTTCCCAAAAGTTTTCTCACCCTCTGCAAAGTATGCGTCTAAGAAACCTTGTTGTTTCTCGGTGAGTTCTTTCGATTTTTTCTTTTCAGGTAATAGCATTAGGACTTTACAGTAACCTCATGCTCTACACCTCTGTATCTGCCTAGTCTATAACTTATATGTGTAATCTGTTTTTTAGGGTAGGCAATACCTCTGTATTTCTTTTCAAGACCTTTATCTATAGGAAACATAGGGTATGTAATTACTTTTGTGTTTGTTTTGTATTCTGTTAACATTTCCATCTTCTCCTTGCTTGTCTAATCCTTGAATTAGGATTGTTTCTTGTCTTGGCTGAACTTCTTTTCAGTTGTCCTAATGATCTTGCACAATAAGACTTACGTCTTTTAGCAGCTTTGCTGCCTTTTTTCACTTTGCCTGTTACAGCAGTTTTTAGTTTAGATCCAGGGTTTTTTCTACGATACGCAGCAACACCTTTTTTGGTCATTCCCGCGCCACTTTTGGTAGCGCGGTAGTTACCACCTTTACCAGTAGTGCGAGCAATTGCTTTTGCTCGCTTCTTGGTTTTTGCCATTAATAATTTTTGTTTAAAACCAAAATTATCATGTAAGCGTCACCGCTACTATGTCCAACCGTAGTTAAATCAATGTCTCCCGTAACACCACTACCTGCATTATTAGGGATTCCTGTAAATAAATCGTAATACTCATCACCCGTGCTATCTGCTGGTAAATGCACTAAAAGCACATTGGAAGTTGCGTCAAAATCTAGTTTTACGCTCATGCCAACTGTGGCCCAGTATATTCTCGAAACAGAAACAGAGGTGCAAGCCTGTCCTGCGCTATTATTCGCTAGCGCAGAAACATCGACTTTCTTTACAGCTGACTCACCAGTGCCATCAGACACATTAGTGAATTTAACTATGGCAGTTTTTTCACCATCTTGAATGGTTTGTGAAGTTACTGCATCAGCCATAATTTACTCCTTAAAGCTCTGTAACAGCAGTACGCTCTTTAAGAGCATGTACATAGTCTACTGTTAAAACTTTTGCAGCAGCAGCGCCATTTTGAATACCAAAACTTACGTTTAGTTCTTCATCATCTGGTGCATTAGTATTTACTACAGTACCAGCTTGAACATTGTTTTGATAAACATGAAACTTCTGATCTTTAGGATTGTAAACAAAACCTACAGTCATAAATGTGTCATCTGCTAAAGAGTTCGGCAAAGTTAAAGTAGATTGCGAACTATCTTTTTCAACAACAAAATCTATTGTTGCAGCACCGTCTGCTTTTAAAAAGAAAATACCGTCAGTAACATCTAATGGTGTTGTGTCGGTTAATTGTAACCCAGCAACAATATCAGATTGTGTAGCATCACTAGCTTTAAACCTATAGAAAAACGCTATTTGTTTTCCTGCTTCGTATTTAAAGCCTNCTTTTTTCAGCTGAAAGAAGTCGTGGTCATTGTCACCAGCTGCATTAGTTACCTGCAATAAACCGCCGTCGCCGTCGATTAGTGCCTCAGCAGCGGATCCTGATCCGTCTTCTGTTGTCGTAATTGTCCAATCACCTGCTGTATAAACATCAAAGTCGTTGAAGTATTCGTGATACTTGTGCCTACTTGGTTGTTTTATCAGGCTTTCAGAGCCAGTTGAGCTGACGTTTGTTACGCCAGAACTAAAATGTGTAGTCATAATCAGCCTCCTATAAAATTAGCCATTGCGAGCACCATGCTCGCAACAATCATTTCTACAAGTCTGATGATACTATTTGGCTGTACTTTGTGCAACTAAACAAGCCTTACCCATTTGATAAAAGACATCATCTAGTTGATTGATTGCGCCATCTACACCTCTATATCTTTCGTATAAAATTCCTATACCGCCTGCCTCTTCCCAAGCTCTGATATTAGATTTTCTGTCGTCGATAAGTATATAGTCTGGTTTAGCAAAAGCTGCCTTATCCTCACCTTTGATGGTTGCAGTCACAATAACTTTTGAATCTACATATTTTTTTATCCAGTAAACTTTATCTTTAGCTACAACGTCTCTATTTAAAGATCCAGAAGCTGTTAGTATCTCCCAAGGTATGCCTGTATTTTTAATGTATGCAATTAATTTTTCCATGCCAGGCATAATTGGCAACTTTCTAAATAGGCCTTTATTGCTTAATTCAATTTTTCTATCATTATAGGTTTGCTCGCTGACTAAGGGACCATTTAAAAATTTAGGTCCTTCTACTCCTCTCACAAAATCAGCGAGCACTCCGTCCATGTCTACAAATATTCTTGCGTTACCTAAATTACCAAGTAACAATTTTTGTGTTATTTTTGTCATATTAATATGCCTCCATATATATAATACAACTTATGCACAAATATGCTAGTATTTGCAAATATTTATATACATTAATTTAGGCTAAAAAAAAGGGCCCGATTAGGGCCCTTTGTAATACTGAGTAATAAAGTGTATTACGACTTCAAATTATGCACCTTGAGATCCATAGATTCCTCTCCAATCAGAGAAACCAAATGAATATCTTTCACGCGCCTTATATCTTATGTTGCCAGTAGAGAAGTCTGGTTCCATTGATGTCTCCATTGGAGATCTTTGGAACATTTTAAGACCGTCACCCATACTGTTTACAGAAGTTAAGACAAAGAAAGCATCTGGATCAGAAAGATAATGGTTCACAACGTAACCACCAGGCATAACACCTGTATTTTTGATTGCGTTGATATCATTATCAGCTGTGCCAGATCTTTGTGCAGAGTTTAAAATTCTGTCAGCAACAAAAACGAGTTGCGGCGGAATTACCAATTTGTCAGCTTGCACTGAAATTGTTAAGCCTCTGTCATCTGTGAAAGTAGAAATGTCAATTAATGCGTCTTCTAATGAAGCCTCATTAAGGTCAGACATTGTTGTTGCTCTATTAGCAGCTGTACCTCCACCTGCAAGTGGATGTGAACTGTTAATAAGAGATACACCATCTCCTCCAGTGAAACTAGATGAGAAAGCGTTATTCAACACATCAGCGCCTTTGACTTCTTTAGAGTTAGCCATAGATTTTGCTAATGCTTTGACATATCTTTTACCCAGACTGTCGTAGAGATTATCTTCGATTGCCTCTTCGGTTAAAGCAAAAGCTAGTGCCACGGTATCGTGGTTATATCTTGCGCTGTAACTTTCTGATGAGCTATCAAATTGAACTCCTTGACCTTCTGATTTTACTGGTGCGGAACCAAAACCTGCTACAAGGACTTCTTCCTCGAAGGCTCTATTTGAGTCTTCGATTACAAAGATGTCTTCGTATTCTCGGTCATATTCATCATAAGAAAGACCAAACAATGAATTTAAACCAGGTTCTAGCTCCTTCGCTAGTTGTGCTCTTGAAATTGCCATAATTTATCTCCTTATGCTAAACCAGCACCTTTTTGTCCACAGATGTGATTCTGTATGACACAAAGGACATTAGTATTGGACGATGAAACATCGTCATTATCAGGATCCTGAGAAATATCTAACGCTTTCAGTGGCAATGTAGCAGTAGTTGCTCCAGTTGTTACATCAAGCTCTAGGTTAGATCTCCCAGACTTAGTATCGCCGACTGGTGAACCATCAACAATGTCGAAATTTCCGAACAAGTCTGCTACTGGCATTGCAGCATCAGCTTGTACTTCAAAAACAACATTAGGATCATCAACGACGCTTGCGATTATATCCGAAGCAGAAATACTGCCTGGATAATAATTTTTGTAAACTTGTTCGCCTGTGGTTGGGTCAGTGTACTGAACACCATTAAACACTCCGACAATCGGAACAGTTCCAGTTGCTGCGTGTCGCCCTATCACCCCAGCTGTAAGCTGTGTTACCAAGTCGCCTTGATAAATTGGTGTAGTTGCTCCACTTGCAATTCTGTAACGGCTCTGGCCGCCAGACCAAGGTGCACCACTCATGTAACGAACAGGCCTACATCCAAATGCGCTATCTTTATTAGCCATTTTATTATACTCCTATTGGTTAAATATTACTTTTTTCCAAAAGTAACATTGGATTTTCTATTGGCATTATACTTGACGTATCTACTGTCCTTTCTGGATTCATTAAACATATTATTGTCTAAAGCATCCTTTTTACGACGAGTTTCTTCTTCATAATAAGCATTACGCTCATTACGAGTTTCGACAGGTATTTTTGCTAATAGCAATCCATCACTATAAACTAAACCAGCGTGTCTTCCTGAATCAGCAGTTGGAAATTCAAATTCAGAAGGAAGATCTGTTCCTCTTACGAGTTCCCAGCCTTCTCTGAGTCTTCTACTTACATTTGCTCTATCCTCTTGTCCCAGCATGGATTCTCTTATCCAACGATATTCATATCCTTCTGGTGCAGGTGGAGTTTCAAGTTTTCTTACTGGCCTCCATGGTTGTCTACGAGTGTTTTTATCGTGTGACTCGGATTCACGAGAATTTCTGGAATGTGTTAAGTCTTCTTTAACGTCCGTCATTTTGCCTCCCTAGTAGCTATTTTCTGTTTTTCTTTAGCAACAGATTTTAACCACATGTCTTCCGACATATTGTGTGGTTTTAATCCTCTTAGGCGCTCGACTTCCGACTTAGAAAACGTGACACCGTTCTTCTTGCCTTGTGTTTTTTGTCGACTTCCTACGGAAGCAGAGGCGACTCTTTGCACAGCGGGCCTGCCCTCTTTTTGCTCGACTTCTCCTGATTCTAAATCAGGATAAACTTTATAAATTCTTGAATCTAACTCTTGATAATATTCATCTGAGTCAGCTTCATATCCTTCGTTAATTAAATTGTAATGTGTAAACATAGCAAACTGAGTTGCTTGTGCATTATTAGCATCTGTTTGATCTCCAAACCACTGTTTGTTAGCCTTCCATTCTAAGGCTTGTTCACTAGGTTGTGCCTGTGCCTGTGGTTGTACTTGGCTTTCTGCCTGTTGTGTTTGTTGTACAGGTTGTTGTTGAACAGATTGTTCTTGCTTTTGTTTAGCAATTTTAACTTTTTCCTTTTGTATGGCTAATTCACTCTTTAGAGTATCAGCTTTTGACATTAAGCCTGCATCACCAGAAGCATGAGCTTTTTTATATAACTCATCTGCTTCTCTTTCTTTGGTCACTATATTCTCTTCTTCTTTAGACAAAAGATCTGCTTGGCTTTTTACAGCGTGTTGATAATAGTTATTAACTTCTGCTTGTTTTTGCTGTAAAGCTGCTTCTAAATTAGCTGCTTTTTCTTCGGCAATACGATTTCTTTCGTTTAGCTTGTTAATTCTTTTAGAGACACCTTTAGTGTAACTCTCTAATTCATCTTCCTTTGTTGCTGCGGTTGTTGCTTCTTGTGAATCAACTACCTCAACCTCTACTTCATCAACCTCTGGTTGAATTTCGTTTTTATTTATTTCTTCGCTCATAAGCTCACTATATCATCTGGATTGAGAATTGTGGCTATTACTTCATCATCATTGATGATTCTAACCTCTGCACCGTCCTCAAGTTTAAACCTAGAGCCAGAGTAGCGCCCTATTAAAACCCATTGCTTTTCTTCACACCAAGGCTTATCTCCAAATCTAGTTTTATCGTTATAGCACTGTGGTCCCTTTTTAACCACATAAGCTACAACTGTTGCTAGCGTCTCACGATCTACTGTTTCTTTTGTAAGTATTAACCCACCTTTGCTGGTTTTATTTCCAGAATAAGGTAAAACTAACATGCGCCACCCAGTAGGTTGTGGCATACGATTTAATATTGATTCATCTAACTTTTCAGGATCTAAAACTTTTTCGGCTATATTTACATAGGCTTCTGCAACTTTTTTTGATTCTGTATTTGAGTTTTGTATTTCCATAATTTAATTATTTTTAAATAAATCGCCTATTTCGTTTGCAATATAGTATAAAGCAGAAAGCTCTCCTTGCAAATATTTATAATGTTCTATATCTTTTAATCCACCAGACATTAAAGTTTCTTGTATTTGCTCTTCTCTACTTTCGATAGCTTTTTTTAGCTTATCTAATACTTGTATTTCGTCCATTAATTAAGATTTTTTAGGCTTGCCTCTTTTTTTTGCAGCTGGTTTATTTACTGCTTTTGGCTTAGATACAGCTTTTTTAACTGCTTTTGGCTTAGGTTTAGGTTTAGCTATTTCTTCAACAGGCTCACCTTTTGCGATTTTTGCTAATTTTTTTTCTATTCTTTTAATATTAGCTTGATGTTTTTTGTCCTCAGCTTCTCTTGCTGCTTTAAGCTCCATTTCTTCTTGGGCCCTATCTAATTTTTTTTGAGCTCTTAGCTCTTTTACTGCTTGTACTTTATATGATGTTGTCATAATATCCCCTTGATTTTATTTTCTAATTCAAACAATTTAAGATCTGCTTGTTGCTTTAATCTGTCTATTGCTAAACCTAGTTTATCATCAGCTATACTTTTTTGCACTTGCATGCGTTCTTCTTGTATTTGTGAGTCTAATACTTTTTCTTGTGCTCTTTGTTCTTGTTTAGCTGTAAACATAGCCGCTTCTTGATTTAATTCTTTATCTTTTAGCTCTAATTCTGTTTTTCTTATCTGCACTAATGGATCTTGATCGGTACCCATTCCTACAGATTGTAAGAACTCAGCAGTCAATTGGGCCATAACAGGAGCACTAAATTGCTCTAGTATCATTTGTATTTGTTGTTGTATTTGTTGTGCTTCCTCTGGTGATACTTGTTGCATTTGACCTTGTATTTCTTGTATTTTTTGTTGCACCTCTCGTGGTATTTGTTCTTGCGATATTTGACTTGCTAAAAATTGTAAGTGTTGCATGCAGTGACTAATAATAACTGCTTGTATTTGTGGGTTTTGTTTTACTACATCTGTCAAAAACAAAGTTTTATGTGTTTCTAAGTGGGCTTGATGATTTTGTTCAGGAAAAGCCTGTGCAGGTTGTCCTAATAATAAACCAGCGTTTTCAGAACCAGCGTCTAAAGGTTGTGGAGTATTGTCTGGTGGTGGTTGTATTAATGCTTCTACATTATCTACGCCTAATGCAGCGTACATTCTTCTATAGGCTTCATAAATTCCCATAGGCCCATGTATCTCTGGGTTAGATTGCACCATCTGTAATAATTCTTGTGCTAAGGTAACTCTTTGACTTTGTGAAAAAATATTAGGATCTGAGATAGGTATGATGTCTACACGATCATCAAAGTCTTGTTGTTTAATTTCTCCAGGACCAGATCCAACTTGATAATTATATGTGGGCGGCAGATATTCTGAAAATAATTTTGCCAATAAGCCAAATTCAACTCTTTGTCCATAATGCAGTCTTTTATGTATTGCTGACATAACTTTAGTGCCACGCTCTAATAAAGCAACTGTAGTGCCTACAGGCATAGCTTGGTTCATATCTCCAACATTCATGTCAGCTATAGCAGCAAATCTTTTACCTGAATCTACTAATAAACCAAGTAATTGCATTAAAACACTACTAGGCTCCTTGATTGGCAAAGGGATTAAGTTTTCGCGCAAAGAGCCACCTGTAGTGTCTATATCTCTAAACTCACCTGGTTGTAATGGATCATCTTCGTCTCTTATTCGCATACCTCTAGCTTTAAATCCTGCTGGTAAGTTTGCTAATGTTCCTGCATCAATAAGCTGTCTAAGTATAGAAGTAGAGGCTTTTGATAGGCCACCAATCATGTGCGATAGACCTAAGCCATAAAAACCTAAGCCAGGTAAAAATTTGTATTGTACAAAGTAATTTATTTTGTTTTTAAGTGGATCATTTTCTAAGTAATTTCTTCTTATTGATAAAATTTTTCCTGAATCCTCTTCAATNGTTACTATGTAAGGTAATTTTAATCCTGTAGGCTCNCCACTNGCNTTAATATCTTCAAAACCTTCAATATCNAATACCGTATGTATTTCATATACTGTTCTACTTCTNTTTTCTTTATAGCTTGGTGATATGCCTTGTATATCATCTATAGCCTCTTGTACATCATCAATATCATCAGAATAAGACTCTGAGCCAACATCTACATCAGCGTAAAAGCCAGATAATTGTTGTTTTTTAATTTCATTTAGTGACATGCTTATAGCATGAGTTACTCTTTCAGCAGAACTTAAATCGGATGCTTCATAAGGCACTATAAGATCTTCTGGTGGTACAAATTTAGACACAGCTCTACTAAGCACATAATCAAAATAAACTTTTTTGAAAGCTGAACCTGCTAAAGGTAAATAAAATAACATTTGATCTAGTTCTGGATCATATTCTTTCATTACATTCATAATGTAGTAATTCATAAACTCCTGGACTCTTTCTGCTTGATTTTCAGTTTCTATAGTTCTTGCACCAATTATTTCCGTTTTTACTGGTCCTTTTGCTGGTAACATTTCCTTATAAGCCTGAGCTTGAAACTGAGTAACAGCTTCTGCTAGGATTGGATGAACTACACCAGAGGAGCCTTCAAATGGTTGAGATCTTGATTCATCAAACTTCATACCTAAATATTGCAAGCCATCTGTATAGGTTTTTTCCCATTCAGACCTTGATTGTTTATCGCCTTTAATTGAGCTTAAAAGATCGTTTGATATTTTTTGCAATACACCGTCGTCGATAAAATCAACCAAGTTAGCATCAAAACTCATTTGTGGTTGTTGTGGCTGTATTATTTCATCATCTATTAAAAGGTTTTCTTCATTGACTAAAATTTCAGCCGCAGATCTAATTTGTTCTCCTCTTGATGGTTCTAAAGGCACTCTTATAGAGCGTCCTATTTCTCTTACATTAGGATCCATTTCTGTGCCTAGTTTTTTATCTACTGCCATAATCAATTAGTGTATCATTCTTGACTGAGATTCTAAATTACAGTCACTTAAATCTTTTGCTTCTCCATCTATAATTAAACCTTGCGATTCAGCAATTAATTGTGCCGTTTCAAAATTTCTTGCGTGTATGTCTGGCCCTTCATAATGTTCACCATCAAACATAAATCTTGTCACAAAAGTCTTTAATAGTATATCGTCCTGTTCTTCTTTAATAATCTTACCTCATCTTGATAGTCTTCATTAAGTGAGACAAAGCCGCCTTGCCTAAATCTCATTAAAGCCATTGTAGCACTATCGCAATAGTCATCATAATCACCAAAAGGAAAGGATGCCATTTCTTCAATAACTTCGTCTGCAAAATCATGTTCTGGAGCCCAGACCATTCCTGATTCAAATATTGGTGCTACGCTATTCATTCTAGCTATTTTATCTTGCCCTCTGCTTGGTGTATAAGACGTTACAGGTATTCCCATACGTCTTAATTCATGTGTAAGAGGTGTTCCAGATGCTTTTGCCTCTATTAAAACACAGTCTGGATCCCAATATCTGTATTCATCTAAAGCCATTTTCTTTAATTCTGGAAAATCGCATCTAACTCTTTTGGCATCTAATAGTATTATTTCATCTGACCTTTCATCACCTCTATTAAATATTGCCCAAGTAGTAATTGCAGAATAGTCAGCTGTTTCTTTTTTTGAAAAAGCAGTGTCATAGCTTTGTATAACATAAGAATAATCTGGTATATCTGGCTGTTCCCATCTTTGCCACCATTCTCTTTTCACTATAGATCCTTCTTCTGCTGTTGGATTTTGCATCCACTGACTGTTCCATTTAGATAATGGTAATGATGCTTTTACACTTAATAACTCTTCTTTTTTCCAAAACTCAGGCCATAGTGGGTTGTCTGATTTTGGCATTATTGCTGGAAACTCTACAACTTCCCATTTGTCTGCATTATCTTCACTTTGTTGTTTTAAAACTTTGCCAACCAAATCTTTGGTGCTCCATCGCGTCATAACTATCACGATTATGCCTCCAGGCTGTAAACGCTGTCGTGGTCCAGATGTGTACCATTCGTAAGCTGACTCTAAAGATTTAGGTGATAAAGCATCTTGTTCTGAGTGCGGATCATCTATAATTAGTAAATCAGCACCACGACCTGTTATTGCACCGCCAACACCAGCAGCGAAGAACTCACCTTCTTGGTTGCTAGTCCAGCGTCCAGCTGATTTGTTATCAGCTTGTAATTGCAACTCTGGAAATACATGTTGATAATCATAGCTGTCTATTAAATTTCTTACTTTTCTGCCAAATCGAACCGCAAGTTCAGCTGTGTGTGTTGTTTGGATTATTTTTAAATCTCCTCTTCTACCCATCATCCATGCAGGGAAAAAAGTTGAAGCAAATTCTGATTTGGAGTGTCTCGGTGGCAAACAAACTATAAGTCTTTTTAATTTGCCGTCTGCTATTTTATTAAATTTATCTGCAATAATTTTATGATGTCGGCCTTCTATAAAGTCTGGCCACATGTGTTTTATAAAACTCATAAAATCACTTTGACAAGAGGTTTGTTTTTCTAATTGGTCATAACGGCTTATTAAAGCAACAGCTTCTGCTTTATCTTGTTCAGATAAAATATCAAAATCTTTATAGGAAACATTTTCCATAGCTATGAAACGGATTGAACAGCTAGGTAGTGACGTAGTAACTGCCCAACCCTAAACGCAAAGCGCCTAGAGTTAGTATATCTAAACTGTGTGCCAATCGCCATTACCTTGAAACAACATTGATTCTGCTAATCTTCTTCGTTCTAATCCCTCTAAAACTTCGCCACCAGCTTTATTCCATCTTTTTATTTCTGATGGCACTAATTCATATTTACCTTCGTTTAAAACTTTTAACATAGTAGACTCTTTAAGATTGTTAGGGCCTAAATTGTAAACCCAAGCTACTAAAGCATCGAATTGATTTTGGTTTAGTGGTACTTCAACGTATTTATTAACATAGTCTTCAAACTCAACTATATCACCATCAAACCTTTCATCTGCGTATGATTGTGACCAAGAATCTCCTTCTTTTACATTTCTAGTAGCTCCCCAACCACAAGTCCAAACATTAGCTGAACATAAGTAGGCTTCTAGCTTACAGCCTTCAAATTTTTTAATTAGTGATTTCCCCTCTTCTGATATATTCATATTAATAGTCCCCCCAGACTTTTGTTTTTGTGCCACCATGGTATTCGACAGCGTGGCCTTCCTTAATAAGCATTTGGCAAAATATCTTTACCATCTTCTGTATAAGGGATCCCAAGTATTCTGCCATATTTACCTTTACCAAGAGATTTTACTTTAAGTTTACCAGCACATAATTCTTTTAAGCGTTCTTTGGCTGCTAATCCTAATTTTTTTTCAGCCAAGTCTCTTGTTCTGGATTCTGGCGTATCAATACCAGCTAATCTAACTCTTTGTTTGTGTAACTTGACATCAAAGCCAAGATCTAAACAGCAATCAAAGGTGTCGCCATCGACTATTCTTTCTAACGTTGCGTTATAAACAAACGCATCTGGTGAATCACTCATTCTCTTCTCCTTTATTTGTTGTCACTTTTTTATAATACACGACAACTTCTTTAAGTTCATTTATGTATCTTTTTAATTCTTGCATGTTATATGCCATCAACTCGTAATCTGGCACTGACATAGCAAAAAATACTACTTGACCTTGATCCTTTTCAACTCTTGCTAAAAATTCATCTAAATTTTTACTTGAAACTACATACCAATAAGGTTCTTTTAAATCTATTTCTCTAGGCATAATCGGTTGCACGATCTTCCTTTCTATAGGTTTAGTTATTATTTCTACTTCTTTATTCGGGAGTAGACTGCAACTGCAAGCCATCATCAAGGCTGTCAATATTGCGACTGTCTTCTTCAATGCCATCAAAAACCTCCTTAGTAGCATTATTTACTTTTGGTTCGATTAAGCCAGGTTTAGCAGCAGCTAATTTAGATAAGTTGTGACGCTTAAATATATCAAGGTACCTGTTCATTTCAGCTTCTATTTCTTGATTTCTTGATTGTAGTGTTAGTAAACCTTCTGTTTGTAGAGCAAAATCATTTTGCAAAGATTCTATAGCTTCTTTTTGTTCAATATCTCTTAACTCAAATGCTTTGTTTAAAGAAGCTAAACTTTTGTTTTGATAATATAAAAAGCCAGAAATCATTAATAAAACGGTTATTATGCCTATCAAAACCTTACTCATCGTTTATTGTCCATATCTTTAAAGGTGCTTTTTTACCTTTCACCTTTATAGCTTGTAGAGACTTTAGCACAAATTTACAATTTTTTGCAGTATTTTCACCAATTAAAATATTTACTCCCACTTCTTTGGTTGCGCTTTCTAATCTTGCTGCGGTGTTTACAGCATCACCTATAGCAGTATAATCGAAGCGTGAAGCACTGCCCATATTGCCTACAACAGATTCTCCAGAATTTAAACCTATACCAATTTCAATACCTAACTTTGCTTCTTTCATGTCGTGTTTTATTTGAAGAGCTGTTTTTATAGCTAATTCTTCATGGTTTTCTTGGTCTAACGGTGCATTGAATATTGCCATCATTGCATCACCAATATACTTATCTACCATACCGCCATATTTTTGCACAGCGTTAGCTTGTATTGTAAGAGCTTCATTCATTAAGTTTGTGACTTCTTTAGGTGGTAGCACTTCTGACAAAGATGTAAAGCCTCTAACATCAGTAAACAAATAAGTGCAATATTTTTTTTCTCCACCTAGTTTTAGAAGTTCAGGATTATCTTGTAATCTTTTGACTTGTCTAGGATCTAAATAATGTTCAAATTGCTTCTTGATTTGTTGGCGTAATTTCCATTGTTCTCTAAAGCGTAAATAGAAAATAACTGCTCCTGTAACGAATTGGGAGAGCAATGTCCAGGTAACATCTACTAAAACACCCGATTTAATCATATAAAAGCCTAGATAAGCGTTAGCAGCCATTAAAGCTGTTCCTAATACTAATCCTTGCGTTATACCTAAATATGCAAGCACAAGACCTGTCAGAGTGACAAAAATTGTAAAAATTAAAATTTCAGCTGCTAAACTCCAATCAGGCACATAAGGTGAGTCAGGAATCAAAATAGATTCAGCTAAAGCTGCTTGTATTTTATGTGGCTCAAGCAATCCCACGGGAGTAGAAATTTGTGGCATTACTCCTTTTGCTGTAACTCCCACAAATACAAATTTGCCTGCAACATTCATTTCTTCTAATGTGGTTTGTGGTGTGTTTACCCAACTTATCCATACACGACCAAGACTATCTGTAGGAACAGGAGGTAAACCTTGTACAGTAATTTCTTCTATGCCAGCAGGATTAGTTTTTATTATGTATGTGTCATTACCTGCTAAAGATTTTAAAACTTCGGTTCCAAACGCAGATACAAAGCCATTAGGTGTTCTAAGTAACATCGGTATTCTACGCACCAACATATCAACGTCGGTAGGAGCGACTGCTATACCTTGATCCGCAGACATAGAAAGTATATCAAGATTAGCAATCACTCCATTTGACATCATGCCGCCAATATCATCTCCCAATATGACAGTGCCTGATGTTTGCGGATAAATACTGTTATCGTTTTCAAACATAGCTAAAACACCACCGTATTGCAATGCCTCAGCAAACATTTGATCTCCACCCATTCTATCTGGCTGTGGAAAACCTATAACCCAACCAACTCCTAAAGCGCCTTGGTTTATTAAATCTATATGTATTTGAGCTAATCGTTGTCTTGGTAAGGGCCAACCACCTTCGCGTTCAAGATCTTCTTCGGTAATATTCAAAATAACAAAATTACCACTTTCGGGTTTTTCTTCTACTAAAGCATCAAAAGTTTTAAGTTTTAAGATTTGCAAAGGTATAACCTGCGTTAATAAAGGTATGCCTAGTAATATAAGTAATATGAATATTGTTTTTTTCATCCTGCGCTTTGTCTTATTGTAATGGTAGAGCTACTGCCACCGTTTATCTTAATTGTTTTGCTTACTCCGTCTTGTATAAATATTACAGTATAAGAGTTAGCTATGTTTAGTCTAAGATTTGCTGTTTGTGATACGGATCTTTGTATGTTCACTATTTCACCATCTATAAATGTAATTATTTGTGTATCTGGATCTTGTCCTAAAGCTGTACCAGATATTATTGTAGAAGTAGCTAAAGCTAGCTGATCTTCTTCTTTTGCAATTTCAAGCTCATCAATAATATCTAAAAGATCTTCGAGAAAATTAGTGTCCAAGTAATTAATATCGAGCTCACTAAATTCTAAATCAGCTTCATTATCTAAAAAATCTTCGGCTAAGTAATCTATATCAAGTTCATTAAAATCAAGAATATCTGTTTCTTGTGATACATTTTCTATTTCATCTATCATTTCTTTTTCTTTTGGTGGATTAACAATTAATAAATTGTCAATAATATTAAGGTCTAGGTCTAAAATTACAGGCTTAGATGGTGAAGATTCAAAAACATCTACTGTAGTAGCCTCAAAAGGTTTTGATAATAAAACTGTGCCAGCAGCTGTCGTAACTTCAATCTCACCGCTTGATAAGCCAAATTCGTCTGGTAAGAGAATGATTAAACTACGGCCCAATTCATCAACGGTAGTCGTAAAGTCTGTTCCACGAATTGCGATATTAGCAGTTGGTGTTTCTAGTTGAATGTTTTGTTTAGATATTTTATTAAACTTGCCTGTAACAAACCTTGCTGTGCCTAATGTAAACCTAATGCCTAACTCTGATTTATCAGGGTTTGGATCAAATATGTATTTTGTTATTTTTAGTTTTGAGTTTTCTGTAAGGCTTACACGGCTATCATCAAGAAATGTGATTGCCATACGACCATTTGCTGTTTCTGCTTGGTCTTCTTGTTGAATAGAAAAATCTAATTCAGCAGCATAATCTTGATCTCTGACTATTAAGGCATTGCCGTTTAGTTCAGATACGCCACCAATTCTAACACCCTGTTGTGGTTCCCCCGTCGTTTTGAACGACGCAGATGTTACTATTAGAAGTATTAGTAATGATTTTAAGCCAATCCCTTGCCAAGGTGCTTGACTGTGTAATGTCGATTGTGTTTGTGCTTCCATCTAAATCCAAATAAAAATAACCGCTGTCAGCTGATGTAGTGCCACTATAACCACTACCTGCAAAAGTTATGTCGTTGCTATTTCCGTTTACATCAATGTAGTTTACTGCATTTGAATAATCTATATCTATATCAAATTCATTAGAATCGCCCAGAATGATCCAGTCGAGATCCAAATATGAAGAATCAGCATCTTCTGCAATTTTTATATCCGCTACATTAGATGAGCCAGTTACGTCAATGTTAAGGTTGATGTAATCACTAGAAATTAGGCCTGTGCTATTTACTAAAAGGTCCCAAACGTTTGAATCTCCGTCAAACTCAAAAAAGCCTGTTATATTGTCGCCATCAATTGCGTCAGACCTAAAAATGTTTGATGAGCCAATTTGATTTATGTCTAATGTCATAGATGAGCCATTAAGATCTAAAAATGTCATAGAGCCAGATGTAGCGTCGGTTCCACCAATAATATTAGAGCCGCCCAGCTGTTCCAAGTCTATATTTGCGTTGTTTCCTGATTGATCTACGAATATTTCATTGTCTGCTAAAACAGACAAAGACAGTAATAGAACTATATTAATTAACCTTTTCATATTTCCAATACCCTCGGTCAAAACCGATATTAATAATATCTAATAATGCACTTTCTATTGACTTTTGTAAAGCTATGGTGCTGCTCTCATTGCTAGCTCTACCCACTTCTATCTCTACTAGCTCAGTGCCAGCTTCAATAAATTTGAACACATCTTGTGAAGATCCATGGCTATAAATAGTTTTAGTTTTAGTTGATTCTATTAAAATCTCTCCTGTATTAACGCTTACCAATCTAAGGCTTACAGTAACAACATCGGTCCGATACATTTCGCTAGAGCCGATGCCGAGATAGCGTGCGCCAATACCTCCGCTGTTTAAATTCGTTTCATAAGATACAACTGCTCCTTCAAACAAAACACCAGCAAATAATAAAGGCATTAAAATATTTTCTTCTTGCAATTGTTCGCGAGTTGAGCGAATTAGCTGGCGTTCTTTTGTTAGGTTATCTAAACCTAATCTTTCGACTACACGAAAAAAACGTCCATTAGAAACTTGTTTTAGGCTTCTTATTAATAAAGCAGAAGGCTGTTGAGTAATAGCGCTTGAGAATAAAGCAAAAGAACTATTACTTTTTCTTTGGCCTGTTTGATCCATAAAAGCCGCAGGATATACCGCTACTACAGGCATAATAGTTGGTGGCTCTACCTCAATTAACTCCTGGGAAACAGGTAATTCAAATGGAACATCAAGATTTTTACTGGGAAACCTTTGTGCGTTAGTGTCTTTATCTACGTTAAGTAAACTACAACTAGAAAGTAAAAGAACCAATAGGTAAGGTAATTTCTGTGACATTGCCATCCGCATCCGTTATTTTTAAAGTTATCATTAAGCCATCTTCACTTACAGAATACTCAATAGTTGTTCCCATAAATTCTAAGGTTCCCGAAGTTTGTGGAGTTTCACCAAAAAGTTGATCTACAAGTTGTCTTGATAACTGCGCATATATGCGTGATTCGAGGTTCCGCAGGAATCTGCTTAACGTGGTATTTTCTGCGTCCCTTTCTTGCTGTTCTTTTAAGGCTTTTATTTCAGCAACAATATCTGCTTTCCTATTAAACTCTTGATTCTCTATCGTAAGATAATGACTTGATGTGCCTACACCTGAAAAACTTGGATTTTTAAATTTATGTACTATTTCGTCTGCTGATATAAACGCTGTGAATAATACAATATAACTAGCTATTATTTTCTTCATTTTTATCGCTCTGTTTGTCCTTTAATTCAAGAACAGTGTTTACCTTTTCTTTCAATCGTATCATATCTTGGTCTAATAGGCGAAGCTGGTCCGTAAGCCTAATTATTGTCTTTTTCATTTCCTGGACCGATGGATCTATTGTTTTAGTTATGGTTTGCCAGACGTAGTAGACAAAATAGCCAAGGCCAACCACCATAATAGTTGGAAAGCCAAAACGCTGGACTAACTCAACAATATCCATTAATCACGTCGAGCATCAATTTTGCCATCTTCGACAAAGTTTTCTGCACGAGCTATACGGTCAAGATCTGGTGGTAAGTTTAAAGCACTAGAAACGCTTGTATCAATTCGTATAATGTCATTGTTCATTATTGAAGCTCTAGTGATAAGCATTTTAGTAATGCCCTGGACAGTTTTAATTTCTGCTACCAAATTACCCATAAGCTGTTTCATTATTAAAAAAATGAAATATCCCATTATCAAACCACTTGCTATGGGTAGACCAAGATTGGCAATCAAGCTCAGAGCTTGTTCCATTATTCTTCGCCTTTAAACTTCTTAGATTGGTTTGAGGTTCCTGCGTACAAGCCGAACCAAGCGGCACCAGCTCCTACTATAATTGAAATTAATCCAGATTGTTCTAGTGAAGGATCCTCAAGAGCCATAAACCACATGGTCGAATAATAGAGTAAAAAAATATACACACTGAGGAAAACTCTTGGAAATATACGCCAAGCGTCTACAGCTCTTGCAAGATGGATCCATTTTTGATGTGGATTAACATTTTTATCTGCTTCAAGATCTCTTATCTTGTCTTTTAGTTCTGATATTTCTTGAATCATGGCCATAAACTTATTAAGGTCCATTTCAACCTCATTTCTGTCCATGTCGCCCTGAAATCTACTTTCGCTCATAGTAAAGCTCCTAAACCTACTACAACAACAATAAAAGGATAAACTGCCCAAATCATGTTTTCGAGCTTATCGAATCTTTTAGATCCGTCTTCAAGTCTTTTCTCTATATTTTCATAGCGAATAGCACATTCTTTTTCATGTGCAGCTATCCTTGTCATTGCTTTATCGAGATCCGACATTATTTTTTCTTTGTGCTTTTTTTGACTCTAACTTCTGTATAAGCCTCATTCACATCTGCTGTTGATTTATCATCACCAACATAATCGTNCTTTTTTATTCCTGGCTCTTTACTTTTTTTCTTTCCGTGCCAGTCACGAAATCCACTACCTTATTCCACCAACTCATTTGTCTTTCGCCTTACCAATGTTTAAAGCTAACAAATCAATTAACTTGTAAAGTTTTTCCGATCCACACATCATCCTTTGGAGTTGGTGTAGCTGCGGCTATTAAAGAAGATACTGCTACTATAGCTGTAACAATACCTATTGCGTTTAAAAGAAAATCCATCTATTTTTTCTGCTCCTTAGCATTATCTGCCTTTTCTTTAGGTTTACCTTTTTCACCTTCAAGGTTCATAAAAGGTTTTAACCTACTTTCTACCTCAGATCTTATCTGACCTATAGGTAGCATTTCGTTGCCATTCCAGCAACCTCTTTTACATGATAACTCAATCATGTTAAAGATTGCCATATAAAATTGCTTATCATCCATGTCACTACCTCCTTAACTTTGGATTATTAATTTACTTCCTTTGGCTCTTCATTAGGTATTACATCCCAACAATTAAGATTAGAAGCTATTGTTCTTCTTTCTCCTTTGCCTTTAAATGGGTACACCATGTGTTGCAACCAAGAAGGAAACACTAATAGTTTACCTACTTCTGGTGTCATTACAAATGATTGTGGTGGTCTAAGTCTTTCTGTATCAATTACTGAGTTCATACCATATTGAAATGCTATACAGCCATCACAATGTCCAGACTCGTTATAAAGCGAATATGTAGGTGTATTAGCAGCCGCTTTAGCTCCTATTTGTTTTGGTACTTTTGTCCAAGCAGTAGTCGATATTCCCATTACTGTTTTAGTGCCGTGGTCGTGTATTGGGTTGTAATCACCATCGTAACTATGCACTGACCAAGTTTCATCAACCATAACTTGTTTAGGGTTTTTGAGTTTCATACCAGCACCTGAGCTAGCAAAGTGATTAATATAATCAGCTCCCAGGTTACAAATAAAATTGTTGTAATCAACCATTCTGTCGTCGTTATGATCTAGTAACAACTGTTCGCCCTTATCTATTTGGCCAACTAAAGAATGTTTTAAAGATTGTTTGTCTTTCTTTTCTTTATACTCATCCATGTAATCGTTTACAGAATCAATCATACTTTGAGGCATGGTTGTTTCTAAAACAAACACAGACGGCATAACGTGCATCTGAAAAGTCTGTTCTGTCATTTATTAACTAGGTACGCTAAATGAACTATCTGGTGAGCTTACTGCTGGTGGGTTTGTAATAACGCTATCTACTTGACTAGCAAATACTGCATCCCATTGAGATACAGGACATAGTGCTACTAGATTAGCATTACTCCAACTACCTTTAGCTTTAAGTGTAAAGTTTGCATTACCATCATCATCTAATTGTGGAACAGAAATACTAAAAGTTGAGGTGTAATAAGTAGAATCACCTTCACTATCATTTTCATATTTCATTTCTATATCCCACTTATCTACTTTACTAGCTGAGTTTTCATACGGAATGCATTTTACAATTGCTTTACTAACTGCCATTTTCTTTCTCCTTTTCTAAAAGTTCTATTCTTGCGATTAATTTATTGTAACCTTTCAAATCTGGTAAGTCTTTAGGAGTATGAGAATTTGATTTCAACTCCTCAACTTGTGCAGATAATTCTTGTACAGCTTTAACCATCATTGGCATTAAATTACCAAAGGCTACTTGTTGTGTACCATCTGGATCTTCACTCCAAATATTATGACCATCTGCTATAACATCTTCATATTTATCAATTACAGCTTTAACTTCTTGAGCTACAAAACCATGATTAATTTTGCCTTCACCTTTGCATGGCTCATCTGAATCTGCTTCATACTGAGACATATCTTCTGGTACATCTTTTTTAGGCTTCCACTTATAGGTAATAGCCCTTAGTTCTTTAATAAAATCTAATCCTGCATCAGAATCTTCAATGTTTTCTTTTAGTCTTTCATCTGAGGCTGCTGCCCATGAAGTATCAGAACCATCTAAAGATAGAGTAGCTGTATTACTACCCATACCGAATCTAGCTGTGTTAGCTCCACCTGCACCAAAATTAAATCCAATAGCTATTTCATTACTTACTGTAGCACCACTACCTCTAACAGCTGAACCCACAAAAGTATTATCAGCTCCTGTTGTAGTTGCTACACTATTTTGCCCACATTCTTTTCCTATAAAAGTATTGTTACTTGAAGTAGATGCTGCTTTACCTGCTCGGTGTCCAATCATAGTATTAGAAGCACCTGTAGTTACGACTAATCCTGCTTCTGCACCTACATAAACACTAGAACCTCCTGTAGTTGCTGCATTACCAGCTAGATAACCTACTGCTGTATTCCAACCTGTTGTGTTGGCTGCTAAAGCACCACGACCTACTGCTGTAAGCCCAGATACTGCTGCTACTCCTGCTGCATCGTAACCTACAGCTGTGTTATTGTTCTGTGTTGTTGGTCCATCTAAGCAATTAGTTCCTACAGCTACGTTAGCTTCTCCTGTAGTATTTTCTTCTAAGGCTTGATAACCCACAGCTACATTACTACTTGCTGTAGTGTTTTTCTGTAGAGCTTCTTGACCTACTGCTGTGTTTGTTGCACCTGTGGTGTTTTCTTGTAAGGCTATATAGCCGACTGCCGTGTTACCAGAACCTGTAGTAGTTTCTTCTAGTGCTAATCCACCTACAGCTGTATTGGTATTTCCTGTACTTATAGAGTGACTAGCTTGATAACCAACAGCTACGTTATATGAATCTTCATTAGTAGCTGGGTTGTATACACTTAGAGCATCAGCTCCGATAGCTACGTTTCTGTCGCCAACTGTATTACCTCCCATAGCACCTTTACCCATAGCTACATTTAAGCCTCCTGTAGTTTTGGCATCAAGTGCATAAGAACCAACGGCTACATTTTCT